GTCTCTGCCTGCTGCAAGCCCTTGGCGTACTGGTCCGCAAGGTCTGCTCGGCCAGAACGGTTGAGCATATCGAGCATTTCGATGGCGCCGAGCGCCCCGCCTTTAAGGGCCATCTCTGAGCCTTTGAGGCCCGTGGGAATCTCTGAGCCTGTAGCATATTCCTGAGTTGCAAACTGCGGGGCCGTCTGCGCTACCTGCGGAAAAGCTTCAGATGGCGATGTTCCGGTTAAATTTAAACTCTCACCTGTGCCTATAGTAGAAGCAGAGGCAAGCCCTTCCGTTGGAGAATAAGGAACTGGGCCTATCCCTGTGCCGTCAGCATTTACAAACGCAGGATTGATGTCTGCGGTAGCGCCTGCTGGCATTGATAGGCTGGTAGGAGCAAGCGCCGCCGTGTTTACTGCTGGTGCCGATATATTGCCCTGCCCAGCCTGCGCGTTAGCGACGTCCGCAGGAGTGTATCCGCGAATATCGGTAAGGTGGCGCTCAATAATGTCAGGAGTCGTGCCGGCGAATTCCGCGACCTGTCCAGTGCTCGCCACGCCCGTGCGGACCAGTTTCTCTAGCTTGTCGGCATCCTCTGCTGTGTAGGAGTTGTTGGCGAACTGCTTCGCGCTCACGCCTGTCAGAGATTGCATAATTATTTCTGGCGGCACAGTAAAGTATTGCGAGACCTCGCCAACGGTGACCTGCCCGTTGTTCAATAGGTCCGCTACGCGCTGCACTGTATCGTCGGTGATCTCCTTAGAAATCCCGTTAAGGTTGCCCATTGCCATTACGGTTGCTCTCCGCTAGTTAGCGCGCTTTTTACTTGATCGACGGTAAACACCGGACCATCAGTAGCTGCGCCTTGCGTTGCTGGCGCCAAAGGACGACCCTCGGCTCGGCCAAAATTATCATAGTGCCACTTAGCGTAGCCTTCTGGGGTCTTAAACTGAGGATCGCCGCCAGCAAGTAGCGCAGATTTGTTAGCGTTGTAATCTCTTAAAACATCCTCGTTCGCAGCGAGGTAATTACTAGCGTCTGCTCCGCTCCAATCCATAACGCCTTGATTCGAGTAGTTGACTTGATCGAATGGCTGGAAGTCGAAAGACTGAGGATTGGTTAGGCCGCCAAGCGCCGAGAAGTCCATAGGGACGCTCTGTGCTTGCAGAGCTCCGTAGTTAATAGGATCGCCAAGGATGGCGTTGCGCTGACCCATGAGGCCCGCGAGGATCGCCTGCTGCGCCATGTAGTCGCCGGTCTGCGTCACGTCAACCATCGGCCTAAATGTCTGGCCGGTAAGGTTGAGGTTCTGTCCCAGCGACTGCTGGCGAACATTTTGAGCGGCTTGGTAAGCAGGAAGCAGGGATTCTGTGGCGCGCTGGCCGTAAGCCTTGATCCCTTCTATCTCGGCTGCTCGCTGCTTTGCGGCTTCTTCTGCCATCTTCTCGTTTGCTTTGTTCTGCATATACGAGCCGACTAGGCTTGCGCCACCACCAATGATCGCACCAGTTACCGGATCCATAATTAACCTGCCTTAACTAATTTAGTCAATTTTAACATATTCAGCTGGTTATACCGCTATCCAGCCTTGAGTTATATCGCCGCCAATGTCGGGCAGCATCTTTCTGTATTCGATCGATCCGGTGGTGCCGGCGGAGTTTATATAAAGGCTGTACTGCCTAGCCTCCACCACGCCCTCTGGCGAGCCTGTTCCCACGATGGGAATGCTCAGGCTGGCATCTTGCGTGAACTGCCGGAACGGTTGCGCCATCGTGCCGTCGGGCTCGACGATTGGCTGCGCTGCGTTTAGCCTAGGCCCGCTCACTTGTCGCCGCCAATGATGTTTGCGGTGAGCTGAATGATAACCGGCTTGACTGCATCCGTGAGAGTGAAGCGGAACACCTCGAATCGTGCTGCGCGTCCGTTGCGGCGCCAGATGGCTCGACGGGTATAGTCACCGATCTTGCCTATGCTGCGCGCGATGGGATCGCTCCACGTCTTGCCGTCCTTACTGCGCTCGAGGGTAATCTGCGGATCGACAACGTCTTCATTGCCCACGCCTGACTCAACGGTCAGCTCTAGGCTCGGGAAGAACACCGACTGCATATTGTTTTGGAAAGGCTGGGTAGCCACGCGGCGTAGGATGTTCTCGCCGTACTCTGTATAAACGGTATCGGTTAGGTGGCCGATGCGCCCGTCGATAATATCACCGCACAGCACCTTGTTGTACGCCTTAACCACGGAAGACACCCTGAAGGCGCCTAGAGCGCTATCTAGGACCGATTTACGCTCATGCCAGCGCTGTGACGTAGTGTCGTATACAAGCGTCGTGGCGGGCAGGGAGAAGCCAATAAAGTAGGCGCCCTTGTTCGCGTATGCCCATGAGTAGATTGACGCCACCTGAGCCTGCGAAAGATCGCTCAGGATCGAATCTATTGCAGTGGTGCTGATCTTGGCAGTGCTGTTGCCGTTAAGGGCCCAGATCGCCGGAGATTCGTTCTCACCGCCACCAACCCACATAAACGTATCTTGCGCGTTTACGAGAGAGTAGGGCGCGAAGCACCCCTTCTGCAGAAACAGGCCGGTACGCTGAAATGGGAAGTCTGCGCCGCCGATGTTCTGGAAAGCCTCAAACGTCTGGCCGCCGCTAATGAATAGCTGGTTCTTATAGACGATTGGCGCCACGATGTCATCAGGGTCTGACTCGGCCGTACCGAAGTCGAGAGCATTGTAGCTCAGGCCGTCATTGATGGAGCTTACTATGAACTTCTTCGTGTCTGTAGTCACCAAGAAGTAGCCATCGATGAATACGACAAACTGAGGGGAACCGTTCGCCGTAAAGTCAGAATCTGTAATCTCCGCAAACGTATCGGCCACGTGGTTGTAAATGTAGCCCTTACCGTTCGGAACTAAAACCATTAACTGCGTGCCGTTGTCGGCCATAGATACGCGTACAGTGCCTTCGATGTCGCCGATAAAAGTCAGCGTGTCATCTTCTTCCAGCCTGTACAGGCGATCGCCATTCACGAAGTAAGGCTTGCCAGCCATCTCGTGGGCGCCACGGTTTTGATTGTCGATTATGCCGGAGGTGGCAAGCTGCGTCAGGCCCTCGGTGCCGAACAAAGTCTCCTGCGACAATCCTGCGCCCTGCACGACGTTCGGGTACCAATTGGTGCACTCCTGCGCCGCGACGGGCAGGGAGTCACTTACATAGAAGCCGTTGGCTATCGGTAACTGAGTAACCGGCATTAAGATACCCCGAAAAGGCAGTCCACTACGGTGATGTCGTTAGTGTCCGAGTCGTTAGCGACGAACACCTCAATGTAATCGTCTGCTTCCATAGAGACGTTAAAGAACGTACCGACGTTGCCTCGGTTGCTGCCAGTGACTGCGCGAGTCAGTTTAGACGCCGCTATAACCGAGCCATTCTTTGCGATGTAAACCGCAAGATCTTCAACTCCACCCCCTGCGTGTTCAAACGTGATAGACACGCTCGCAGAGACTACCTCAGTCGTTCCACCGTTGTAGGTTAGTCGGCCCGTAGTGTCGCCCGTGAAGTTAGACTCGGTCTGTACCACCCAAGTGCCAGCCACCTTCACCGGAGTGCCAATGGTTGTGATAGTGGTAGCTGTTGAGTTGCCCTGCATCGTGACTTGGCCATAGATCTCGTCAGCGATAGACGTGATCTGTATGCCTGCTTCGTTTACCATTTCTATGCTAATGCCAGTGCCCGCGACTATGCTCGCGATCGTAGGCGAGGTTGCTGTCGTGTTTAACAGGATTGGCAGGCCGTCGGCGTTTGCTGTGAAGTTATGGCCTATGGTGATGCCGTTCTCCGCAGAGATATTGGTCACGATGCCTGAGCCGTTTTCGATGTTGCGGATGTTATTTACGGACCCGTCAACGTCTAGGACCGGAGTGCCGGTGACGGCGCCATCCTGTACGATAGATCCGGTGACGCCAAGGCCGCTCACGAAACTGTCGTAGCTGATCTTGTAGTTAGTGCCGTTCACGACGTAGTCGAGGTAACTACCCGCCGGCACTGTCGCCGTTTCAATGAACTGGCTTTTTCTTCGGCCCTGAGCTCGATCAGTCATTAGTGTTTAGCTCCAATCCGATTGCGCCGGTAGTCTCGGCAAGTATTTCTGCTTCGCGGTCTGGGTAGAAGTGACCGCCAAAACCGTAGCTGTCGTCTTCGTTGCCAGATCCCACAGGGAGAGTAGATGGCAGGTAGGTCTGACCCATGCGGCTGCCGATAGTACGCATCGTCTGCATACCCTCGCGGGCCGCCTTTACCAGACCCTCAGAGATCACGCCTCCATAGTCCGGTGATACTTCAATCGCCATATTGGCAATAATTCCGCGAAGCGCACCAGTAGGAACGGTGACCTCGTCGGCTAAATTTGATACTTGAGTGTAGCCAAGGACGATACCTTGGGCGTCAAGTTGGGCCATGTAGTTATTCATGGCGAAGATGAAATCTTGGTACTCGTCGGGCTCGAGAGCGGCCTCTGACGCTTGCACCAGAATCCGTTGTAGTGCCGCCTTAGCGACTTGCGCGACAGTAGCCATATTTGTTCCTTAGAGAATTAGAAAAAGGGGCCCGAAGGCCCCCTCGTCATCCTTACACGCCGTAGCCGTGACCGGCAAACAGCGGGTTAAAGCACGCGTACGCAGGCAAGAGATCGAAACGAATCTTCTGCGTGTTGGCATCGCCGTCTGCGTACTTAGATACGCGGATGCTCATGCCGTCGCTAGTAGTAGCGATTGTGTCAGTGCTGTAGAGCTTAGGCAGCTTCACAGTACCGATGCCGAACGCCTGCTT